GCACGTAGTTGCCCATGCGCGCAGTCGGCGTGAGCGCTTGCGAGGCGGGATCGTCGCCCTCGACCGCGGCGTTCGCGAGGTTTTGCGCCGCGAGCGAGTCGGTATCCCATTCGTGGTTGTTCTGCGTCGCCTTCCCTTTCTTCGTCATGTTCAGGACCGGAGTCTTGAACGGATCGACGTTGAAAATGAGGTTCGACAGGTCTTCCCGGATGTTGGTCTGGGTGTACGTCTGATAGGTGTTCGATGGAACAGACATTTCAGGCTCCGATTATTGGCTACCGAAGAAATCGAACGCCGCTGCTTGGGCGTCCTGATCTCGGGGATTTCGATTGAGGCGCTCCATCACTTGCTGACGTTTCGCCGCGCTGGGGTTGCTATCGGCCCGTGATCCCGGTTTCGCCATCGGGGGCGCTTGCCGGACCTGCTTCAGTGCCTGAGGCTTCGATGCTTGGAGCGCCTGAAATCGCGCCGCGTCATGCAGGACTCGCATGTAACGGTGGTCGAATATCTGGTTCAACTCGGCATCCTGGAAGCCCAGACTGCGGGCGTACTGCGACATTGCTTCTCGATCTTTTGCGAAAGCCTCTTCGCTGCGCCATTCGGGAACGGCGGCAATGAGCTTTTCGCGCTCGCCGGCGACGGCTTGTTGCATCGCCTTCTGATGTTGCTGAGCCTCTTGCTGAGCGGCCTGATTGACCACCTGGAGGTAGTTTTGAATCTGCGCCTCGCGCTGGGTGAGTTCCGCATTCAGTGCGGCAAATTCGGCCGGATTGTTCGCGCGCAGGCCGTTCCAATCGACCTGCTGATACTCTTGAGTGAGCATCTGCATGGCGAGGTTGCCCAGCGCCGTGTTTTGTTGGATTTGCTGCTGTAAAAGCGTGCGAGCCGCAGTGCGTTCTGCATCGAGCGCCGCACGCTGGTTGCTAAGCTCGATCGACTTGTTGTTGACGTGGCCTTCAAGCTGATACGACTTGAGCACATCCGAGAGCGGGACCTGGGTTTCCTTGCCGTCGATCTTCGCCGTGACATGCAGGCTCATGACCGATTCAGGGTCTATCTTGTGAGCCGCCAGCAGGTCGTTAAGCGACGCATAGGCCGGCGCGTCGTTTTCTGCGCCTTGCCGGCCCTCATCGCCCTCGTCGCTACGCTGATCCTCGGCGTGATCTTCGTCGTCCTGTGAGCCTCCCTGTTCTGCGCCAGGGGCATTCTTGCCTTGTTGGGATGCGTCATTGCGCGGGCGCTCGGGCTGCGCCGACGAATCGGCATCCCAAAAGCTCTGAAACGCTGCTTCCGGGCTGCTACCGGCTGCCGCGCCCACGTCCGGGGTAGTGGCTTGTACGTCGCTCATTTAGTGGCCTCAAAAGAAAAAGGCTCGCCGAAGCGAGCCTGTTGTCGAAAACGGTGGGTTTATCCGAACAGCCTGAATCGCTTGCGCTGCTCGTCCTGGGCGATCTGGAATTGCGCAATCTCGCCGGTTTGCCTGACTTGGGCCAAATACGATTCGAGCGTCGTCCACAACTGAAGGACCGTGATCAATCGCGTATGCATGGTCTGGTCGGCGATCGGTACGACGGCCATTTGCCGATGGATGCCGTCGAGCACGGCCTTCTTGGCCTCGACGAAGATCGGTGCATCGAGCACCTGAGCCGCATCGCCGCCGCGGATGATTTCCTCTTCAGGAGCCACGCTGAACCTCGCTCATATCTTGGTCGATCATCGCGCCGGCATTTGCCGCCGCGTTCTGCTTAAGTTGCGAGGCAACGATCTGACCGATCACTTTCAGCACCGTTTGGAACTCCTGCGAGTTGATCTGGGCCATTTGCACGTCACGATCGGCGCCGCCCTTCTGACTTGCATGGATGATCTCGGCCTGCGCCTTGAGTTGCGCTGAGCGCTCTGACGCCTGGGCCTGCATCAGATCGGATTGCAAGCGCATGTTTTCCTGCTGTTGCTGGCTTTGCGTTTGCTGCTGCACCGTCTGCGCGCGCAACTGCTCGCGCTGCATTTCGGATTGCGCCTTGATCTGCGCGACCTGGATATGCGGATCGGGCTGCGGCTGGTGCTGCGCCTGCCACTGCTGGAATTCCTGCGAATCGGGATCCATTGCGTACTGCGTCGGGTTTTCCTCCCCGAGCAAGTGCGCCATTTTTCGGAACGTCGCATAGGCCTGCTTCGGGCCTACCAGGCCGAACTGCGCCAATTCCTTCTGAGCCTGCCCGAGCAGCATCACGTTTGCGCGCGCTTCCTCGCGGTTGCCTGATCCCAGGCCGACATTCACGCTCACCTGTGTTCGCTCTCGCCAGTCGCCCGGATTGACATCAATCCATCGATTCGTAAGCTTGAGCGTCATCGGCTTGTCCTGGTGGCGCATGAGCAGCTTGTGAATCTTCGAGAAGACCTCTTTGACGCCCTCGGCGAGGAGGCGCGCGACGAGTTCCACTTTCATCGCCGCAGCCGACATCGCAGCCAACTGTCCGCCCTTCGTCACGTCCTGGAGCGCGTCCGCGTCGACGCCCATCGTGTCCTTGCCGATACCTGTGCGCATTTCGCGCTGTAGGTCGCAGTATTCAAGCGCCGGCAGAATCTGTTGCATCAAGTTCGACGGCTGCACGAATGGCACGATGTTGTCGCCCACCGGGCCGCTCACGCGGATAACACCGCCCGGGCGCGACGTGAGCAAATCCTGAACATTCACCATGTTCGAATTGACCGCGACGCGCTGATTGTTGGAAATGTAAATGTTGTCGAGCGCTTGCCGAAACAGCGTCGTCTTGATGACCTGCAAGTCGTAGAGCAGGTCGTAGTAGCTGATCCCCACGTGACGATGCGGCATGCGCACCGGCGAGCAGTATGAATAGCTGACCTCTTCGACCTCGTCGTTGTCGAGAATCTTGTCGCCACCAACCATCACGCGGCGCAGTTCGGCGACGCCATCGCCGTCGTAGTCGACGCGAATGAATACCGTGCGCAGCGTCACAAGTTGGCTTGCGGGGTCGCTGGGCTCTTCTTCGCCGAGCTGGTCTGTCACCTCGTTGCGCGCAAGCTCGATCAGGTCGAGCCAGGAGGGCTGGGCAACGGTAATCGCATCGATCGCATCACTGTCGAATCCCATTTCGCGAAGCTCAGATCGCGAAATCTTGCGTTCATGCTCCGAAAAAGGCGCGTCATCGAGACCATGCCGGGCCTGCGGCGATACGCGCATTTCTTCGGGCGGTACGCACTCTACGCACACGCGGCCCACCTGCCGCGTGCGGCGCAGTTTGATGCTGAAGCATATCTGCTCTTGCGGGCCGGGCATGCCCATCGTGATATCAATTTTCTCCGTCTGCTCAAGAACCTCAATGTCGTCTTCCGTCTGCATCAGCATCGCAAGCTCGTTCTCGGTGAGGCCCGAATACGTCTCGACCGACGACTTGCGCTCTTTGAGCCAGTACGTGTTGACATACCCATTGCGAAGCAGCAATGCATCCTTGAAGAAGTCATGCAGGACGAAAAACCCCGGGTTCTGCTTCATGAACACGTGGTTGACAACCTCGGTCTCGATTTCCGCCTGATCGTCGTCGTCCGGCGATTCCGCGTCGAACTGGCATGGCTTGCCAGCGGCGAACATGCGCATGAGCTGCGGCATGACCCATTCGACGGTATCGCGTAGCTCCGGCAGAACGATCTGTGAGCGGTCCTCGACCTCGTTGCCGAGCGGACGTGCGTAGTAGGCGTTCAGAGCGTTGTAGCGATCAATCTCAAGCGTCGTCATCTGCTGGCCGGTTGGCTTGATGCTGCCGCCAACTGACGGCCCAGTCGAGACGTTGGAGCCAAGGCTGCTCTTTTCGTATTGCCCGATCAGGGCGAGCAATTCCTCGTCGCTCATCTGCCGCTTAGCCATGGCCTTCCTTCGGTTTTGGTCCGGGCTTGCCACGCTGCGCGCTTTGCTCAAGCACCATCAGTCGCGCCTCTTGCGCGGCGAGAATACGCATCAATTCCTCGACCTGCTTTTGCAGCTCTTCGGTCTTTGCCCACAGTGCAATGCTCATGCGATCGCCAGTTTTGGATAGACCAACGGTTTCATTTCCTGCGGCTCGACCCAGGTCACGCAGCCGAGGCCGAAGGCGTCTGCGGCGTGCGAGGACCAATCATGCTCAGGTCCGAGTCCGATGCCGCGCTGCTCGTCGCGCTTCTCGTGATACCAACCGAGTGCAGCCCGTCCAGCGTCGGTAGTCGATTCGTTGAAACGCACCTGAGGGAACAACACGCGCGCGCGCTCGATGCGCTGTGTCGCCGCGCCTTTGCCCTGGTTCGGAACGACCGTGACCGTGTAGCCGGCCTTGCGTAGCGCCGACTCGTAGCTCACGTCGTAAACCTTGTCCTGCGTCGCGCCGTCGTGCGGCAGCCAGAACTGCGCACGATCTGGCGTGTAGTTCTGCGATCGACACCAGGCGATATGCGCATCAAGCGGCTGCCCGATGGACTCGTAGTAGTTGACGACGCGAATCTCGCGCCCGATGAATTGCATCGCCCACAAGGCGAATGCGTCCGCGCGAGCCCCGGTCCCGCCAATGTCGGCAAAGAGCCGAATCGTCATCAGCGGATCAGCAGGGTAAAAGCCGATGCGTCCTTCGTCCTTGGCCGTCTGCAAGTGCTTGGCCCAATACGCTCCTGAGAGTGCGGTCACATAGCCGCCTTCCCAAATGTGCTCGTACTGCTCCGGCTGCATGCGCAGGCAGTCTTGCCGCTCCTGTTCAAGCTCGGCCGTGAACCACGGGTTGTCGCGCCAGTTCGCGCGCACCACAATCGCGCCGGTCGGGTTCTCCGCGCCGCGCAGCATCACATCGACAGGATCGGTTCGGCGCCTCGGGTTCCACGAGAACCACAGTTCGGATGCGGTCGCACGAATGGTCGGGCGCAGCAGATTGAGCGAGGTAATCGTTGCTGTCTGCGCCTCTTCCCACCACGCACGCTTAAAGCCTTCAAGCGACTTCACGCTTTCCGACGTGTAGTCGTTCATGCCTTTAAAGATCATGATCCCGTCGCGGGGCGTCTGAATCACGTCCTTGTAGACCTGGAAGCCCTGGGAGTCGTACAGGCTCATCCGGCGCAGCTTGGTCTCGATCAGCAGCTTGGAAGACTGCGCCAAGTCCTTTTGGACCTCGCGGATACACACCGCGCGCATGCCCTCGCCAGATTCACCAGGCTCGGCCATGCAGTCCTCTATCAGCTTCTCAGCGAAGAAATGCGACTTGCCCGATCCCCGCCCACCCCATGCGCCCTTGTAGCGGGCAGGATCAAGCAGCGGCTCGAATACGGCCGCTGTGTCCATCATGAGTTCGCTCACGTGGGCCGAATGATCCGCCTGGTGATGGTCTCGATGCGGCCCGTCACATTTGCCTCGACGGTTTCCTTCGGCTTTCCATGGCCGCGCTCGATGATCGCCTGAGCCGCGGCTAGCCGATTACGCTCGTTCTCGCCTTCCAGCATGATCGACTCGATGACGGCGAGAGCGGCAGGCGTGCGGTCCTTGCAGGCGGCTATCAGATCAAGTTCCTCGGCGGTCTTTTTGGGACGACCGCCGGGATTGCCTGATACGCCCTTTTTGAACGCCGTTTTCGGGGCTTTTCGCTTCGGCTTATCTGATTCAGGTCTGTTTTGAGACATATCGAGCCGCGTCCTTTCGGGTAGCGCCCCAGGTCAGCACGTTTTCCACACATTCGCCGCCCAGATCATCGCAGCCGCCATCACAGCGATAATCACAGCGGCGATCAAAGCACCAATGCGACGCATGTCAGTCGCGCCCCATCTGTTCCCACTCGTCATGGCTCTGCGGATGCTGAACGTCGCCATCGCCGCGGGTGCGCTTGTTCGTTTCGGTGCGCTCGCCACGCTCCGGAAGCTTGCCGAGCACCTTGTTTGCCTTGGAGTCGATCTTGGCCTCGGTCGATGGCGACATGCGGCCGGCGTTGACTTGCTGAGATGCGCGCGCTTTGGCATTGGCTGCGTGGTTCTTGTCCGGCATTGGGTATGCCTTCTTGCCCGGCAGACCGAACTCGGACTTCGGCATTGTCTTGCGCTGCTGGGTGCTGAGCTTCGCCATTTCGGGCTCCAATGCAAAAAGCCCGCTGGCAGCTGCCTAGCGGGCTTCGTAGGATTTCAGAGCGAACTTGGCCCGGACCGCAGGCCAAATCGCTCGAACAATGTTCGGTATCGGTAATCTACAAGAGATAATACGCGACTTTTCCGATGATTACAAATTTGTCCTTGCAAATTCCCCGTAAGTTGCTCTTGCAGCCTCGTCGTAGGCTCGTGCAGCCTCAACCCTGTCATTGAAATATCCGATGCTTCTGCCGCCAATTTGCACTTTCCAACTGTTACGGCACTTGTCCCACGACACCCCTTTGTACCCAGAGGTGTTGTTCGCCTGCTTCAGCTTATTCGCGCTGTTTT